CGAGGACTGCTTGCTGTTTGTTGTATGCCGTCTTGTAGCCTTGCTGATACGATGCCGTCAAAATCAGCGCCAAGATGGCAGCCAAGCCACTCAGCACCCATTTATTCGTCAACAGTTTGAGCGTCATTCTCAACCTCCTGCCGTTTGACACTTACCAACGAGCGCGCTACGGCGTATCCTCCGACTACGCCCAAATACACCGCCCAAATTTCTGCCGACGGGTCGGGCAACATCACAAATTTAACCGTCCCCGCCGCGCAGGCGATATTTGCCCACAGCTTCGAGTGCGACACATTGCCTGTCGCAGGGTTTTTAAAAATGTCTAAAATCCTCATCTTAATAACCGTCCCAACCGTCTATCATATTTCTTACTTTCTCGCTTTGCGTTTACGCGCCGCACGTTTGGCGGCTGCCACGCCTGATTTACCCAAGCGCAGGCTCGGATGTTGTTTCAGATTGCCCACACGGGCAGATTTAATCTCAAATTCAGGCACCTGCGGTTTCAATGCCGCCAATGCCAAAGCAATCAAAGACTTTTTCATGCCTCGCTCCTGCTCATTGCCGCACCGCCCAATGGCAGGTTGTAACGCTCAGGAGCGGGATCAAGAGGCGCACCGCCGACAGACGGCCACACATACGCAGCCACACGGGCCGTCGGAAATGCCGCTATGCTGACACGATTGCCTTGATTGCCGCCCAAAACCAGCAGATTCCCCGCCTTGTCCTTACCGACAACAAAACCAACATGACCGCCGCCTTGGCGCGTAAATACCACTAGGCAGCCATAAGCAGGTTTTGACAGGCGTTTACCGGCAAAGGCATATTCTTTGGCGCGCATCCAATCCTTAGGGATGTCTCGCCCGCCGATTCGCAGGCAATGAGCGACGAACACACCGCACCACGGCGTCTCGTCGTCTTTCCACCAAGCTTTCAAGCCGTGAAGCCAGTTCAAAATCATTGGATTGTGGTTTTTACCGGGGACTTCAGCGAGGCCGATATACTTTCGCGCTTCAGCCACCCAAGGGAGTTCTTTTTGTTGAGCCATACATACCTCAAATGGATAGTTTTAAAACCCCATTAAACCGTCTTTAACCCATCGTCCTGAACGGTAGATGTTTCAAACCCGACAGACCAAAAAAAAGGCCGTCTGAATACAGACGGCCAAAGCCTGGTCATACATCACTGCCTAAAATAACGCCGCCTGCCGTGCCGCAGGTCTGCTCATCTCATTGATAATTGTATATCCCGTGCGCGAAGAGATACCGTATTTAGGGCATAGCTTCGTCATCGCCATAAGCCCGCTCTCCTTATCAACATCGCGCAGTTTGACAAACTCCTGATAAAACCTATGGTTTCTCAACTGTATTAACGCCTTGCCGCAACGTGGCACATACAATTCCTCGCCACCATATACCCGCAACAGCTCATGCGTTTTCACTTCGCCGATGGCTTCGACTAAAATTGCCAATCGCTCGGTGTCCACCTTACCCTTGCCAAATTTAAACCGCGCCCCGCCAATCGCCTTGACCAGCTGTTCCGTCGCTGCCAGTCCGATGACATCCACAATGTCCAACACGGTATCCGGCAATAAATGTTCAACTTTTTCGAACTCCATCATCCCCACTCGCTTTTTCCGTTTTCCTGTTTTCCGCAATCTGCAACGCAGCAACCAGTTTATGTAGCTGCGTATCGTCTAAATATTCGACCTTATCCTTACCAAACATCCGCCGCGCCATAGCATGCGCGTAGTTCCAATGTTTGCCGCCGACGGTCAGCAGGGCTTCGACTTTGTCCAACATTGCTGCCGATGATGTCCGACGCAGATGCGGTTTGCCATGCGGATTACCTTTTGCTTTAGGCTTGAAACCGTGCGACCGCATATCAGCGACAACAGACTCAAGTTCAGAAACATCCATATCCGCACACGACCGCTTACCCGTCACACGCTCCAACACCGCGCGATACGTCGCATCATCCAAATCAAGCTCTTTTTGAGCGATTTTAATTTTTGCAATCAACGCACGGCGCATTTCAAACCCCTAAAACACAATATATTGATTAATTAGCGCATATTATACAGATAAAATACTATATGTTGTAGCAAGCCACTGTTTTTTTTTTGCGAAACTGACAGACATAAAAAAGGCCGTCTGAAACAGGTTTTAAACCCATTTCAGACGGCTTTTAATCAAGCTTTAAAAATCCCAACCCTCCATCATTCCCGCCAACCTCCTAGCAACTCTACCAACTCCCCAAGCATTACACTCAGTGCTGCCGCCATAAGAAGTTGTGTGGCATAGGCCTTGCTTTGTGCATCATCAGCCTCACCTTCGGCTTCTTCCTGCACCACATCCAGCCATTTGATACGCTTCAACGTGAAATCCTGTGTCAGAATAAAGGCTACACGTTCATTCCACACCAAGCCCAGTTCGGTGACAATCATGCCGTTTTTGGCGTGCTGCACCACGTCAGTGGCGGTAAGGTCTTTGCGGCTAATTTTAACTTTTGGGGCAACATCACCTACACCAACCAGGGTAACATCACTATCCAACTCAAACCGGCCTTGAGCTTCTTCCTGCAACAGCCAATTAGTCATCAAAGATGACGGCGATTGACGGGTATTCGGTTGTTGAGCAGGCAGACCGCCAAGGGCTTCGCGCAACTTGGTCAACAGGTTTTCCGCCTTGCGGCGGTTGGCAGTATCCGTCCACAACCAACCTTTAGCCAGCAGACCATTTGTGCGGCTGCTTTTTGTAAGGGCTTTGGGCAGCAGCTCGTCGATAATAGCTTGGCGTAATTCCATTTTTTCTTTTCGTCCGACGTTACGGCCTTCGGAAGTTTGGATTTTGGCAACTTTTTGATCTAATTTATGCTTGATGGCTTCAGCCGGCAATACTTTTTCTTCTCGCTTCAGTGCGATAAGCATAGTCTTTTGCGCTTCAAACACGGCAAGGTCGGTAAACGCAGTCGGGTGGGTGAAGCCCTCGGAAAACCAGTCCAAGCCCTGTGGTTCGGTAAACCAACTATTTCCAAGAGATTCATCTAAAAAGCGTTTTTCAGGCAATTCCGGCAAGTGGAATGGGGTAACTTGTTTAAACCACATATCTAAATCCTTTTCAAAAATGGCGGACTGATGCCCGCCGTAGGTCAGTTTGCTTTACTCAGCCTTTTTGCGGTCTCAAACTCAACCGCATCCATCAATTTCTTGATGTTATAAGCCGTCATCTGCGCCATCGTCAGTTTGCCTTGCGGCTCCAAATCGCCGTCATAACTAATGGTCACGCCGTGCAAGCCGTTTACTGGCATCTCGTCTTGTATCGTAATAACAATTTTCGCCATCACATCAATTCCTGCTCCGTAGGCTCAATCACAAAATCCTCAAGCCCCGACACAATCTTAATCCCCGGAACTTGGCCGTCTGAAAAACGCTCTTTTTGATTCAGGATGGCGTCTTTGTCGATTTCCTTTTTAGTGCGGACAAACTCGGCAAAGGCGGATTTCTCGGAGAGCCACGCCAAGACGGCGGCCACGCCCGTTACCTTTACGGATGGCGGACGGATGCGCCATTTAATCAGGCCGGTAGTAAAGTCCACAGTTTTGGTTTTACCGTTTTCCGTCAGCTCGTCCTTATGTGCCTCGCAGTATGCGGCCACACGTTCGGTCAGGCTCATGATTTCGGCACACATCGGCGCGGCTTTGGCGGCATATTCTTCTTCGATGACCGCTTTTTTGTCTCCGGCTTCGGTTTCCAGGCGTTTGACTTCGCGCTGCAAATCGCCGATTTTGCGGATAAACGCAGTAACTTCCGCTTTGTCTTGTGCCGCTTCGATAGCGGGCTGTTTGATTCGGGTTTTAGCCATTTTCTTTTCCTTTCGGGTTGGGTTTAACATTTCGGCTTGCTCAAGCCTTGTTCGTGTTCACGCTTGGCAAGTGCCTCAACTTTTGCGCGGTTTCTCAAAATCTGCTCGGTGGCGGTTTCAGCCGGAGACGGTATCAGTGACTTACCTCTTAACACCTCTTTAATTACGCCCTGAATGCGGTTTAAAGCCGATTTTCCCTTCGCTTTTTCCTCTTCCGTGGGGTGGTAATGGTGTTCCAGCTTCAACGGCTCCGCCGGTGGCGGCAGCTTGTCTAAAAAGTCTTTCGGACTCGGCCAGCGGCTCATTTCATTCGCCAGCACCATAAAGGCCGTCTGAAAGCGCGATACATCTCGCGCTTCGTCCCACGCCCGGCTGTGCGCCAACACACGGCTCCATGTTTGCGCAGTCGCGGCCACAGTATCGGCAGCCGGCGAACCGCTCAGACGCAGGGTCAAAAGCATGGTCAGGCCGTCGATCATGGCGTTATGCAGTTGGGTAGGCAGTTCTTTCATTTTTTCAGTCCTTGCAGCGAGGCGGCTGCGGTAAGGGTTTGGCTGGGGTTGGCCGGCAGAGCGGCGCGGCGGTTTGGTTGGTTTGTCTGATTCCCTGCGCTTGGCTGGCCAACCCAGCCCGCAAGGATTTCGTATAAGTATCCGTGCGACTTCAGCGGCGTTTTCAGACGGCCTTGGTCGCGTGCATTGACCGTCTCGCTAAAGCCATGAATCCAAGCCTCGGTAGGGGCAGGAAAACAAACCCCGTCACGTGCCGCCTCCTGCGCCTTAATCATCGGTAGCAACTCGTTCAGCAGTTTCGCGGTACGCGCCCAAGAGAGCTGGGATTTGGCAGGGCGGAATAAACCGATATACCGTATCGCCGCTTTCCCGATATCAGCATCAAGCTCCAGCAACATCTTCAGCACTTCGGCTGCTTCAGCATCACTGACTAAACTATCCAAGCTGTTGGCCGCCCCGCAGTTAGGACAACGGCAAATCATGATTCAATCTCCCAAATATCGCGGCGGCGAATAACTTTCTCGGTTTTAACTTTCCGTCGTATCCATTGGCCGCAGTATTCGCAGCACCGACTGTTTTTATTAACTTCACGCCATTTATGCGCATACCCGTCAATAGCACAGGCTCCAATACGTTTGTAATCACACCATTCGACTTTTTCGACAACTTGTCCGCCTGGCTTAAATGCATAAATCTCTACCTTGCCATTGGGTAAAAAACTGATGGGAGCACCGGTAAACCATCCGTCACTGTCATGCCATCCGATACGCCAGATACCCAACGTGTCAAACTTTTCGATAACCGGCATTCCTCTATGCGGTATAATTTTTTTGTTCTTTTTCAAAAATCTATAAATAAAATTGCTATATTTCGGACTCTTTTTAGGGTTGTATTGCTCAATGTCCATCACGCTTCCTCCCATAAAGTTATCGCCCGAGCTAAAGTTTCCGCTTCCGCCGTTTTCCAAATCCCGTCCGGCGCGCGTGCGGCAATTACAAAACCCTCGCCGTCCTTCTTCATGACCATCAGCTCGCCACGGTCTTCGAGCCATTCGATTAAATCTTTTTCGTTCATTTCCGCTCTCCAATTTGTTTAACGCCTTCCGTGCCGTTCATCGCGTGGTGCAGTTGCACTTTTTTCCCTGCCGTATGCCCCTTGACTATTGCATTAATCATCGCGGCACTCCCGTCCAGTTTGGACGACTTGGCGTCTCTAACTACCGCCTTGGCGATATGTGGATGTTTTTTTCTTTTATAGTCAGCCATGACCGCCTTTTCATCGTCTGACATCTCAAATTCTTTGACGGCACCCCACGCCCCCATCATCCATCCGTTACAAAACTGGTCGGCAAGATAGGTTCGGTTTGAGGGTTTTCTTGCTCGGCAGGTTTTCAGAAATTCGCGGCGGGCGGCGGAAATCTGTCGATAGACCACATCAAAAGCATAGGAAGCGATCTCGGCGCGGTTACCCAAACCGTAAAAAACCATTGCATCTCCCTGTTGATAACATTTGCACCCGAACACCTCGGAAATCATGTTTGCGACAGCCCACTGCCATTCGGCCAGCTTAACTGCCATCTTCCGACCGCTGCCACGCTCGGAGACTTCCGACAAGACAACATCAACAGCATCAACTTCATACTTTTTCATCAGTGCCTGCGCCTGTTTCATTGCCTGCGCCGCCTCGTGCTCATTTGCCGATTTACTCAAAGCCAAACACTTTTTGATTTTTTCCAAAACTGCCTGCTTATCCATTTTTCATTTCCTTTTCTTCTTTCAGACGACCTTTGCCGTCCTTATCTTCAAACTGCGCCTGATATTCGGCGATTGCCTGTTCGCGGTTTCGCTTCACCATGAACTTCGTGGCGCGCCGGCGGTGTTGTCCCCATGCCTGCCAGTCCTTATTGCGTCGTCGGTAGCTCATTTCCCACTCCCTTCCGGCTTGCGCCATCCCTTAGTAATCGCCCGTTCGCCGTACTTGGCGCGGATTTCCTCGACTGCCCGTTTCAACGCCAATTTCTTGATTCGGTTCAGTCCCCGTTTTGGCCGTCTAAACTTATTCATATACAATTCCTTCCATTTTCTGCTCCACACTCATTGCCTCGTAGGCGCGGGCGGTTTTCAAAACTTCCAAATCCGCCTGTCTTTTCATCTTTTCGATCTTCGTCGGCTCTTTCAAAACAGGTTCTTCTTGCGTACAGGAATGCAACGCCATCCCCACCACAAAACACCACACGCCCACCGTCAAACCAACCGGCACCCACC